ACACCGTTGTAATCATACATATCCAACACTGGCACATCGTGCAGGTCTGTGTAGCGATTCCATATCTTAGAATCTAAGTCCTCCATAATGAAGCGCTTGGCTATGTCAAAATAAGGTTCATACTTGATGAAGAAGTCATCATGGCTCATCTTGCCAGCAAATGCTTTAGCCATATCAACATGGAACTGCGCGTATGCAGAGTTTGAGCTTTCATGAAACATTAGCTCTTGCAGCTCGTCAGGGCTTTCCTCAGTCGCAGCAATAACCAGTTCGTTAGCGGCTGCGTCTGTTGCTTCTACACAGCGGTTCTTAGGATCAACCAAGTTATCAAGGTTTGCGTCAATCGCGTCGATTAAGCTCATGTTACTCTCCACAAGTAATTTTAAGGTTTTTGAAGTCAGGCCAGCCAAACTCACCGCTAGTTTCTTTAAACAGGCACACCATCTCTTTGTACTCATCGGCTGCACGTTCAGCCTCTTGACGGTCAAACTTGCCAGCGAAGCTCATGCCAGCAATGGTAATGATTAAAGCAGCGATTAAAGTTAATTCTTTCATGTCATTCTCCTGTTGTTGGAAGAATAATGCCTGAACCGCATATCAACGTCAACAGTCTAAGTTTACTTTATCATGAATTGTTTCCACAAATGTTTCCCTGCCAATCGCTTTTTCCACTGCATGACACTCTGGGCAGTACCAACAAACTCTGTATTTAACCATCGCTCCATCTGTTACTCGTTCCTTTAAGCCTATGACTTCACCCAATGTGTCACCACAAAGGCAGGGCTTTTCAGATAAGTTATCCATTTGATTTCCTTCAAGTTTTTCCTGCTGACACGAATTTTAGGCGCAACGGCCCTTTTTCCCCCGCAAACCACCCAGAGCCTTATACACCCTGACACTTGCGCCCGCCGTAGCGAAAGTCCGAAGACTTGGTACTCAATAAAACGCCCACCTGAGTGAGTCGCTTCCCCCTGACTTGACGCTTCACAGCGTGGAACAGTCAGCCACTATTGTATAAGTATCTCACCAGCGGTTCGTGGCAGTATCTTGCGATTTTGCGGTTGCCTGTTGTCAAGGGCCGAGACAGAGCAGGACATTGGTGCTGGTTTAATCTCCCATTTCTGGGGCTGCATTAAAGGCGACAGCTTGCATTAGCCAGAGTACGTCAGGCTTTGCCACACGGTCGGGGGACTAGATATAGGGGAAAGGGATTGTGACAAACACTATATGTTGTGTATACTTGGCTTGTCGGGTTTCTTACTTTCCACAGCTAGTCGGAATTTAGGGCTTAAGCAACCCACCGACATTTTTGATGTTATTCTCCTTTGTACGAAATTGCAAGCCCCTCTCCACAAGGGGCTTTTTTTTGCCTGCTGTAAATAAAAACAGTTGACCATTGTCTACAGTAGCAGTAGACTGTCTGTGCATTATCTAAAGGAGATTAATATGCAAACATCAGAAAACATCAACGATTTGGCTACGGCTTTAGCTACAGCTCAATCTCAAATTGTCCCTCCAGAAAAAAATTGCACCGGAGCTAGAGGCTCTAAATACGCTGATTTAGCCAATGTCATCAAGGCTGTTATTGGGCCGTTAAACCAAAATGGCATTAGCTTTACTCAAATGCCTTTTAGCCAAAACAATATTGTAGGCGTAACTACAAGGTTGATGCACTCATCAGGACAATGGCTAGAAGCATCGTTAAGCATTCCTGTAGCTAAAGCGCATCCTTGGGAATACGGCAGCAACATTACCTATTGCCGCAGATACACTTTAGCCTCTGTATGTGGTTGTGCCGCAGACGATGACACTGACGGAATGACTGACGGTGTGGCAGAACTAGATAACCGTATTACAGCACAGCAAGCAATTTCCTTAGAAGCCATGCTTGAGCTAAACAATTATCCATTGGAACAAGTGTTAGTTAAGAAAAATATCTCTGCACTTGTTGAGCTATCTGTTGCTGACTATAAGCAAATGGTAACGGCTATGACTAAAGCTAAGGAGCAACAAAAATGATTCAGGGTAGCGAAGAATGGCTTAAAGCCAGATGCTCAGTCGTTACAGCAAGCAATTTCTCTAAAGTCTTTACCACGGCTGGTAAATTATCTACTAGCCGTGAGGGTCTTATCAATCAGCTAATCGCTGAAAAACTCACAGGCAAGCCAACGGAGACATTTAAGTCTGCTGCGATGGAACGTGGAAACGAGCTGGAAGATACAGCTCGGATGATTGTAGAAATGGAACTAAGCATCAGTATTGAAGAAGTTGGCCTAATTAAAATGAAAGATCATGAGATAGGTTGCAGTCCTGATGGTTTGTTTGATGATGGTAAATGTGGGGTAGAAATAAAATGTCCTTTAGCCCACACACACTGCGCTTATCTTCGCGCTGGAAAACTGCCAAGTACCTATATTCAACAGGTGCAAGGCTCAATGCTCGTGTTGGGGATTGATACTTACATTTTTGCTTCTTATCACCCTGAGATGAAACCGCTTATTATTGAGGTAAAACGCGATAATAAGCTCTTGGAACTGGCAGAACCTTTATTGATAGAGACTGCCGATATTATTAAATCTGAAACTGAACGATTGAGGAAGGAAGAATGACATACACACAAGTAATTGATTTTGCGCTTTGGAAGAACGACAAGCCTAAATCTGAAAGGTCACCACAGATGACAGGCAAGGCTTCGTTTACCTGCCCTAACTGCCAAGTGGTAACAGAGAATATCTCTACCACTGCGTTTACTAATAAGCCTGATGGCTCTAACAAGCCGTTAATCAAAGGCTCTGGCTCGATCAACACTGACAGCCCAGTTGACACAGTGCCTGTAGCTGCTGCGCCTCTGGACGACTTTGATTCGGATTTGCCCTTCTGAGGTACTTATGATTGATTTTGGGAAAGCATTAAGAGCTGCCCAAGAGGAGCAAGGCGTAACGTCGGTAGAACTGGCGAAACGCTTTGCGATTCATAAGCAGCAAGTATCCAGATGGAGATACCAACAGGACGCTAGTTTGTCTTTAATCTCTAAACTTGCAAAGGAACTCGAAGTAGATGAATTAGAGTTTATTGCCAAGGGGCTACTATGATGGTGTTTGATACAGCAGTAGACGCGATTGAAGAAGCAGTCTTCTGTGCAGATTCTGAGCATATCCCTTACGTTATAGTGTTTGACGACAAAGGCTTTGGCGTATGTCCATACGACGAGGTTGAGGATATATCCTTAGTGATGGAATATATCAACGGCACTTATCTATGAAGCCAAGGCACTACGCAGCAGAGATACTGGCACTTAAGACCAGAGAAGAAAGAAGGGAGGCGCTGTCAAAAGTGCCTCCTGACTACCAAGAACGTGTCAAACTTTATGTGGAGAATGAATTTGAGCGAAGGAAATACACTCGCAGACCTTGAAAGAGTTACTCAAGAGTTTGCCCAAGCAGAAGCTGAACGCCAGTACCTAATGGAGTTCCGTAAATCCAAGAAAGCCATACTTATGGCAGAGGCAGAAAGATCGGAGCATTCTATGCCGATTGCCAAACAAGAGAGATATGCGTACTCTCATCCTGAGTACCTTGAATTATTGGAAGGGCTAAAGGTCGCAATAGAAAAAGCAGTCCTCTTGCGGCATAAGATTCAAGTAATGAATATGAGATTTGAGCAATGGCGAAGCAAACAGGCGACACTGAGTCAAGAAATGTCTATCAGATAAGCGATGAATTGAAGTTCTTATCTATGATCTATCCAGTGAATAGTAAGTTATTCAGCATCAAGTTGTTAGAAAGCCGAATGAAAAACATGGATAGTAAGACCAGATTAAGAGCAATTCGGGTAATAAATTCCCTACAAACTGGAAAGCCTTACAGATTATGAAGCGCAAGCCGAAAGTAAAGTCTAGCAAAGTCTTACGTCAGGAATGCCTCAAAGCCATCCAGCGGTTATGCAGACTAGCCGCAGCGGATGATGATGGGAATTGCGCCTGTGTCTCTTGTGGGGTTGTTAAGCATTACTCACAGCTACAGGGAGGTCATTGGTTGGCAAAAGGAAGCTCTAGCTTTTGGGCATTAAGGATCGAGAATGTACACGCCCAATGCGCATCCTGTAATATGTGGGGAATGAGGTACGGCTCTGCTGCTCAACAGTACACTTTGTGGATGGAAGATATGTACGGCAGGGACTTCGTAGATGAGATGATAGCCACCAAGTCAGAACCTATTAAACTCTACAAAGCTGATTACGAAGATATGCTTGCTGAGTTTAACGAGCAGATTAAATACCACGAGAATCGGCTAAGATGATCGAAGTTACCTTATCAGAAGAAGAACAAGCCCTTTGTAAAGATGTGGCTATGTCCAGATATTCCACCTCTCGTGAGTTGGGACTTACTCAATTGCGAATAGATACCTCTGAGATGAACGTGGAGTTGTTAGGCGTTCAAGGTGAGTTAGCTTTTGCTAAAGTTTTTGATCTTGAAAACCCGAAGGATAATCTCGGCTCAGATGGTGGGACAGATTACACTATTCAAGAAATAACCATTGATGTTAAAGCAGCCTCTAAACCGACCTATAGACTTTTGTTTAGAAGTTTAGAAGCGTTCAAATCACAAGTAGGCGTGTTAGTGGTTAAGATCAATGACAACACGTTTAAGTTGGTTGGCTGGACTACTCGTAAGCAATTTGCTGAGTTGTCACAGCCTTTAGGTGAAGGTGGTTTTACTTTAGAGCAAAGCCAGTTACGACCAGTTGAAGAACTGTGGAAAAGACTCACAATCAAGAGGCTCAAAAATGCCTGAATATGTAATGGCAATGTCACCAAAAGAAATGACTGAATATCTAACCAATGAGTTTTATGAGCTGCCAGATGAAGCCAAACGATGCATTGCTACCATGATGGCGATGATTATGGATCATTCAGATTTCTTAGAAGACCAAGGGCTTACTGAGAAGTTTGAGTTTGAATACGACAGAGATGAAGGGGAATTGCATTGAAATCTACAGACTATCAAGTAGCTGGTGACCACTACAAAAAGCTAAAGATTCAGCCGATAGAATACATCATGGCGAATCAATTACC